CGATTGATAGGTTGTCGCCATGGTTCTCTATTCCTCCCTTAATGAGCCGCGGCGTAAGTATCGCAAGCGATCACGCCGAAGTCGGCCGAGTTGAAGGTTGCCTTCTTGACGCCGAAGATCGCTCCCGCGGCCACGCCGAGCTGGTTCTTGTAGTCGAAGAGCTCTTCGACCCAGGAATACCGCGCGGAGCCACCGGTTTCCTTCTGGCCGTTGCCGAAGGCGATCGTGCCGGCCTGGGCGCCCAGGAACAGGGCCCGAGCCGCGGCGAGATTCCCGCCGGCGCCGTAGTCGCTGAACCGGACCACGTTCCGATGCTTGTGGAGGACGACGCCGTTGTAGACCCCAAGGGCGCCCGTGAAGATCGGGTTCCCCTGGCCCTGCGCGGAGGCGGCGGCCTTCTGAATATCGAGCCATTGGCCGGCAGATGTATTGGTGCGGAGATCGGTCGCCTGGTACGGATGCACCAGGAGGACATAGTGCTTTTCCCCGCCGATCATGGTCGGCTGGACCATCGGATCGGTGGTTTCGGCCATTTCCACCAGCTTGTCGATCTCCGACAGGGTGAGAACATCGGAGCTGGTGATGGTGGCCTTCGCCGTTCCGTTTGCGTACCGGATATGCGCGGCGTCCGGCGCCGACAGGGAATTGCCGGCGAACGACGTGAAGCCGAGCGGCAGGGTGAGAGTCGAGTCGACCCCACGCGCGCCGGACAGGTACACGAACATCAGTTCGTCGAACCGTTCCGCCCACCAGGTAGAAAGCCCGTCCCGGCCTTCCTTGCGGGTATCGTACGGCACCCGCTGTTCCGACGCCTTTCCCTTCGACCGAACGGCATGACGCAGCTGGTCGATCAGGATCGAATCGTCGTAGTACGTCAGGGCTTCCTCGTTGCCCTCGAGGGTGTTGTCGCCCGTGACGCCGGCCCCGCGCAACTTCATGCGCAGCCCGTATGTCACCTTGTCGCCGGCGTTCTTCTCGAGGTCGGTTTTCTTGGTGATGATGCTGCCGATGAACTTGTTGAAATACGACTTTTTCTCCGCTTCGACGGCCAGCGAAGTGCTCCACCGCTTCACGGCGAGAGCATGGTTTACTCCAAACTCGGTCTGTGCCATGGGTTCCTACCCCTTGATTTTAGATTTCCCCGGCAAGCCACTTCTCTTGCATTTCGGGGGTGAGCTTTGCGAATTCCGCTTCTCCATTTACTTTCAGTTTCCCGTCCGGAGACGCGCCCGGGAGCTTGTTCACGTCCACCCCGGGAACCACGACGTTGAATTTCGCCATCAACGATCGCGTCACTTCTTCCGTGATTTTCGGGGTGAGCTCTGCGGTCAACTTCGTTCTGAGGTCTGCCTCGTTCGGCGCGCTTACCTGTTGCGACAGCATCTTGAACAGGATCGGAGCGTCTTTCCCGCTTGAGGCGATCATGGAGCGAGTGCCTTCGTCAGAAAAACCCTGTTCCCGAAGCATGTCCTCCATCGCCGCGGCCTTCTCGAAAAAGTCCGGGACGGCCGTTCGGATCTCACGCTCCATATCTCGCCGATCCATCTCGGTTTGGAGCATGGCGATCTTTTCCTCAAGCGTTTTTACCGCGTTTTCCGGATCCTCGAGGATGAGCTCCGCGGCGGTCTTTACGGGCTCCGGCGGAACCTGCCTCCGCTCTAATTCCTCGATCTTTGCAGCGAGTCGCTGTCGCGCGATGCGTTCTTCGTGGAGCGCCGCATACGGTACTGTCCGCATGTCCTTCGCCGGCGGTGTCGGGGTGGCCGGATCTTTCCCCGGTTCTGCTTCGGCCTTTTTTCCCAGCTCTTCGGGCGCGGGTGTTGCCTCGGTGGTGACAGGCGCGGGCGAGGGGGTGGTTGCCCCCGTTTCTTCGCCAGTCAACTCCGCTTCGGTCGGTGCCACTTCCGTCGGTCCCTGAACTGCAAAGCTCTCTTCTGACATGGATCCCCCTTTTTACGCCTTGGTAGGCGAGGCCGGTTTAACGCCAGCGGCGGGCGGTTTTGGAGCAAGTAAAAATTGTGCGGCCTTTTCGACCGTTCCATCCTTTATTTCCGTGACGGCTCCCCAGGTCTTGCCGGCAAGGATCATATCGAGGGCCTCCTGGGGAGTCCTGGGCCCGGCGGCCTCCATCGCCGTCTGCTTTTCAGGAACCGCTGGCGCGGCCGAGGGAGGCTTCTCGCCCTTGATCTGATCGGACAGGATCTTCTGCTGCGTGAGGGCGTCCTGCTTGGCCTGGGCTTCCTTGAGTTTGCCGATTACGGCGTCCTTATTCGGAACGTCGCTCATCTCGAAGGCGATTTCCATGACGGCCATCGCAATATCCGGGCTCATCTTGGAGGCGAAATCCATGAGCGTCCGGCTCATCCAGTTCCGAGTCGTCTCCGTCTCCGGGTGATCGGAAACAATGACGTCATACCGGCCCTGGGAGATCACGTTCTCTCCACCCTTGTTGAACGTGATGAATTTATCGCCTCCCGTTTTGTCGTCGGTGACGCGAATGACCTTCTCATACGTCCAATACTGGCGCATCATGGAAAGCATCAGCTCTCCCATGCGACGTTTCGACAGCCGAAGATTATCGAAGGGTTCCGTATTGATCGTCGCGCCCTGCCGCTGGCGCGCTTCGATCGCTATACCCGATCGCGCGTTTGTTTGCTGGCCCATTTGCTCTTCGACCGCGCCGGAAACCTCTTGAAGCTCCTGCTTCGCCTCCCGCATGATCTCGAAGTGCTCCCGAGCCACGGCAACGTCCTGGGAAAACTGGAATCGCTTCTGATTCAACATCCCCTGATTGAGCTCGATCCACGCATCGGGGCGGCTGATCTCCTTCTTGGCCGTCAGCGGGTCCCTTAACGCGCCCGTTTCGAAGAACACGCGACGGGTGGTGATGATATGAGAATACTGGCTGCGGTTTTTATTTATTTCGCGCTGAGGATCCTTCATGTTCCGGATCATCCCGTAAGGATGCCCGTCCTCGTCCAGATAGCAGATAAACGGGATCAATGGGAAGCGGTTGTGCTGGAAGCCAAGCGGCTCCTCTTCTTCGAGCAACACATCGCCGGTAAAAATCGCCTTCCAAATCTTCTGAATCGGGAGCTTGCTGACCCGGATAACGTCCGGGCTCGAAACAAGCAGCGGGTCCCTGTCCAGCGCCTCCGCGGATATTTCCTTCACGTCGCCGTTTTTTAACTTGAGAAATATCCCCAACTGAACTTTTTTGAAATACATCTGCACCAGCAAAACCCGCTTGCGCGCGGTATCGACGTAGGAAACAGGCTTGCCGGACTTGTATTGATCCGGCAACTCCCGCACGTGGGGAGTCACAGTCTCCGCCTCTTCCATCGTCGCCGTGATCTCGTCCTTCTTGTCCGGCCAGGTCTGCTCGGCTATGTCCTGATCGACCCACTTCTCCTTGAACATGTACCGCGCATCGTCGAACAACAACTCCCGGGCATAGGGGTCCCAACCAACTTTGTGCCAGTCCAGGTAATTGATGGCGATCTCTTCCTCGAACGGATCGTCGTTCAAACAAACTTCGATCCACCCGATGCCGGCTTTCAACCCATCGAAGAAAACGTCCGATATCTTGTGGTCGGCGTTGTTTTGGTCCTGGATGTACTTGAATCCGGCCGTGATCGCGTCAGCGGCGCCGCCGTCCAACGCTCCGCGAGGCTTGGCGTCGATATCCGTACGGCTGCGAATTTCGATGCCCTTCTGCAAATCAATCGTCGGCTTGATCCGGTTGATGGAAAGGACCGGCCGACCTTCGGCCTCGAGTGTGGCGATATCCGCTTCCTTCCATTGGCCCTTCCCCCCGTGGTAGAACTTCGAATCTTCGATGGAATCATCGCGCCAATCCGCGGAAAGAGCCTTCGCTTCCTCGTACCAACCCTTGAACTTCCTCAACGCGGGGGGAACGGTGCCGTCCATGGCCTTGTCGACGTCCTTGACTTCGGATTCTACCAAGGGCCCCTCCATCAGATGCTCATCCAACTACGCGCAAACTGCTTGGGAGCGTAGGCCCGCCGCTTTTGGGCTTCCGATTCCTCTTCGGCCAGCGCGAAAAACATGTCTTTGAGCACCTGGGAAAACAAATAGGCGAGCATATTGATCCCATCGTCGTGCCAAACGGGGAAATTGCGCATCTCCATCTTCAACCGCTCGATGAAATTCGACGGACAGGCCGTGGAGTAGTACATCTTCGAGTTGTTCAACGGCCAGGACAGCGCGGATTCGATCATCTTCTTCTTCCAGCCTCCGCCTTTGGCCCCCTGGCCAAGAGGATGTAGAAGTACGCCGTTCCCGCCCTTCTCGAACGAAATAAAGCGCCCAACAGCCTGCAACGCCTTCTGTACGTGCGAATGCGTCGAGGAAAGACCGATCTTCTCCACACCGATCTTCTGGATCATGCCGGCCTTCAAATACATCCGGACGATCTGATCGATCGCCTCGCTCTCCGACGCCGGAGCGATCCAGATATCCTCAAGGAAAATGCGGCTCTGACCAATATCGTCGGTAAAAGGCTCCACGGCCACAACACCAACCGCCCAGGAGTCCAACGCGGCGCCGGATCGAATCTTCGCCGTCGCCAGATCGCCGGCCTGATCCACCAACATGAACCGATACACTTCCCTCGGAATCAGCCTGCGCTCTATCGGTAGGAAAAAATCGGGGTTGAGCTTCATGTCCGACAACGGCGAAGGGTCCAATAACTGCTGGCAGTTGAAAGTCCGCGTCAACCGAAGATCGTTCCAGCGCTCTTGCGATACGAATACGGGCGTTCCGGTCGCCGTGCCGTCGTCACTCCCGGGCTTGAACCGATAAAAATACCTCGGGTCGCCTTCCGGCGTCTTGATCCCTCTGATGTACGTCAACGGATCCGCGTGATGATAGTACGTGCCGACCACGCGATGATGCCCGCCTTCACTCCCGAGGTTCTGGCTGGAGTCGAATTTCGTCTTGACCTTCTCCATCATGTCGACGGAATCAGCTATGTCCTCCGTCGATATGTCGTCGTACACCCGCCGGCCCAGGTGAAAGCCGGTCGGCATCCCCTCCGTAAGCCCCCACGAGCTGATGTTCGGCTCCTTCCGGGTCGACGACCTACGCAAAATCAACCCCTCGTCCAACGACCACAACGGCGCTTCCTTCTCGCAGTTCGAATATACAACATCAGGGAAACATTCGTGCAAAATAGATTCGTTCTGGAAGGCTTCCTTGATGGAAAATAAAAACTTCTTCGCTACCGGACGAGCATACGAAAAAATCCCCGTCGCCTCGTTCGGGTTCTTCAGGGTGTACTGAATCGTTTCCGCGATCGTGATGATCGTGCTCTTGAAATGCTCTCGAGCCCAAACATCCAACGTGAAGTCCGCAGGACCATCCTCTACCTCACGACAGGCGTTCACCACAAAAGGACAGTTCGCGGTAGGAATCTTCAAAACAAAATGAACAATGAAAAACAAATCATTGAGAATAAGGTCCCGGAGAGTGTTGATCTCATCAACTTCTTTCGTGGCGATCTTCTCCGCTACCTTGCGATAATCGTACTTGTACCGGCAATCATCCCGATACTCGAATTTCTGCCCGTTGATCTCGATCACTCCATGCCCCTCGGCTTCGCCACCGCCGACCTGCGTCTCCCAGGAGTCCATCCATGCTCCACGGCGTTCAATAGCCGCTTCTGCGCCATCGCCTTCTGAAAACTCGTATGCTTCGCGTGAACACCGTTCGGCGTCGAAACCCTGAACCCGTCCCCAGGCAACTTATTGATCTTCACCGGCACGTCATCCCTCCGGAACGTCGATCCAAACGATCTTCCCCGTCCGTGGATCTCTCGTCGGCACCCGTTTCGTCCCCTTCGGTTTAGGCGGCGCGGACGTCGGAGCGGGGAAGCGAGGCTCCGACCCAACGGCTTCCAACATCCGGTCCCGGGCACGAATTTTTTCGAGCAACGAATACTCCCCCATCAATGCGTCTCCTGGTCGGGAAGCGAAATGTATGGGAACAACGCAATATGAAATAAAATTTTTTCGAGGATGAACCGCTGCAAGGCGAGACCGCCTTCGTCCGGAATCTTAAAAATTTGCGTCGACGTCGTGAGGGGTCTTATTTTATCGGAGCCAACTTCGGTTGGGGCCCTACCCCCCCCGGTCGCGGCCCTGGCGGCGCGATCGCATATCTCACCCGCGCAAGCAGGGGCGCGACTATTCGACATAATATACATTACCGGACATTGGTTTTCTTGAATTCATTGGGGTTTTCGTCCGTTGTCTGTTCCCCATCGGCCAAAACACTATATGTTGTGTCCACGGGGGCGCCCAAGGATTCGGCGACTGTCGGCTGAGGATCGGGGAGGAAAATGTTGAGATTGGTCTGGATGAATGTCTTGGCCGGCGCGGGGGCCTCGCTGCGCGCGGGCCAACGACGATCTGAATACAATTTCGCCGCCCCGAGTGCATCGGAGCCCTTGATTTCCTTAAGTTTGATGCCCTTGTCAAGATAGTGGTCGATAAGTTTGCGGACTTTCGCATCGCGATCGGCAGACATAAGACCCAATTTCAGATCTTCGGCGATTTCGAGCGACTGCGCACGGAGCCGCTGCATGTCTATCCGAGCCTGTCGTACGGCTTTCGGTGTTCTGGTTTTTACTGCCTTATCTGCCACCATCGCGCCCATGCCATTATCTTCTGCATATTTCATTATTCCTGTCAAGCGTTTTTTGGCATATTCGCCAAAAAAATATTATGTGGAATTGTTGTGGATTGACGTGTGGATAAATATTTATTTTCATGTCTAACTACTGAGAAACAATAGGGAATATTTTATACACAGGTTTATCCCCATTTTTTGGCACGA